ATCTCGCCCTTGGAACTCAATTAAACCATTGCTATAGCCGCCGTCTAGGTTGATCTTACCGCCAATCAAGGCATTGCCACTAAGATCAATATCTGGAGCGGCTAACGTACCCGTCATCGTATCCCCATCGATGGAGACCGATTCGGTGTCGGCATCATCGGCCACTGCATTCAACAGGGCAGCAGTTAGCCTTAGTTCAACTTTAGTTCCAGAACTGAACGCCGCCGCAGTCGTGCCATCTTGACCACGAACTACGGTCAGCGTGTCAGTGCTGGTATCGATTGCCGTTACTTTAACTATCTCCCTAGTGGGAGAGGCATCCAAACTTTCAAACGTGACAAAGGTATGATCACTAGCGCCAAGAGTAGGAAATACAGAAGCGTCGTCTACAGTGATCGACGTAGCTGTACTTAAAATCGCAGACGATAGATTCGTCCTTGCGTTGTTTGAAAACTTAACTGCCATTGGTTACTCCAATTAGCTAACAGTTACGGCCCAAGAGATACTCATCGAATCACTAGCCCCTTTGTTGACTACACTAAAGACCGTGCGGCAAAGCATGTCTCCAGAGCTTGAGGCGTTAAAAATTGCAGCTTCAGTGATTGCACCAGTCCCCTCGCCTGCCCCAAAAGAAGCAACGTAGGTGATGGTGGCTCCAGACACTGTAGTGCTCGTCAAAGCATTACGGTCTGATTCACTTACCAGCGTGGTCTGTGAAGCGGCAGCAGCAGTCGTGCCGGTGCCGATTGCCATGTGGGTCATAGCAGTAGTGGTATCGTCCTTCATGCGTTCCGCGACGAATTCCTTTCCAGAAGTGACAACGAGGTTCGGCACCTCTGCCACTACTTCGCCATTAAGGGCGATCTTCAGATGCCCTATCATTTTGAAGTTGTCATTTAGCATGGGTTTATCCTCTAAACGTTAAAGGTGCCGAGGTTAAAAGCGTCGGCGTTAATTACTGACGAACTGGTGTCCGCCAGATGGGAAGTCAGTGAGTCCGACATAGTTGCCGTGTCACTGAGCTGGTATGTACCATCAATCGTTACCGCTTCTGCGAACGACACAGAGTCGCTGGCAGAGGTTGATAGCGATATCGCTGGTACATCCGTAAACGAGAACGAATCAGCAATCTGCTGTTGCATTGAGAAAGACAATGTTTCGGTGATACTGACAATGTTGCCCTTCACCCCTTCATAGTCTTTCGCAAACGCGTCAACGGTTGCGGCATCGTCCAACGTGAACGAATCTGAGAACGTGCGACTGAAACTAACGACCCTTGAAAGAACATCGCCAAAGGTAAAGGTATCAGTATCACTAATACTTGGATGCAAAGCAGGACTGTCTGCTATGCCAAAAGAGTCCTCCTGGGATGATGTGACATCCAGTGCAGGAGCATCAGCCATCGAAAACGTGTCGGTTTTGCCGAGGCTGTTATCGAACGTAACATCATGCGCGAATGTGTAAACGTCTGTTTCCGTTCTGTTGTAATCGACAGTTCTGGAAAAAACATCCTGCATGGATGGCGTGTCTGTAAGAACCGTCGTAACGTCTTTAGCTGCGAGGTCAGTGAACTCGAAAGTGTCGGCTCGTACAGCGTTCACGGTGAATACGGGAGCAGCATCAGATATCGACGCTGAGTCTGTCAGATTTCTGAAGTATTCGTTCGCAAACGTCAATACATCAGTCATACCAAACGTGTCAGTTGGCATCGTCAGGCTTAGGTGTAGTGAAGCTACATCAACAAAAGCTACCGAGGAAATTGATCCAAAGTCGAAATCAAGAGACTTCTGTATGTCCTCTGCAAACGTAGTCGTATCGGACAGTCCTTTTTCTGTATCTATGGTTTGGATCGCATCAGTGAATCCGAACGTGTCGGCTACTGGGCGACTGACCGTCAATGCAGGGACGTCAGCAAATCCGAATGAATCTGTGAAGTCTCTCAAGAATGTAAGCAGGACATTCACATCCTCAAGCAGCTCGAAGGTATCGCTTGGGGCTTTAGTGAAATTGAATATCGGATCAGCTACAACAAAGCCGAACTGATCATCGAGACCTTTAGTTGGGTGTAGAGTGACTTCATGTAAGAAGCTAACTGTGTCATCACGCAGGTACTTGTTCAGACTATCCGGGTCTAGTCGGATATCCACTGATTGGAGATCGACATGACTTGTTAGTGATCGAAGCGCGATATACGAAGTAACTGCTTCTAAGGTTATGCTCGAAGTGATGGTTTCAAATATAGGTCGAGCTACCGATACCGAGGCTCTTGTAAATTCGGGCGCAACGAGTTTCGCTTCTGTATGCGAGACAGAAGCTCGTATGTTCCTCGCTTCTACAATCAGCCGAATAGCCATTAGTCGAAGTCGCTTCTGACCTTCAGCTTGATCAGGTCGTTGACCGTCTGCTTACCGCCATCCGAAAACGAGATTTCAAGCTCGCCCTCAAACGTACCAGCGGTATCGAGGGTTCCAATGGGGAAATCAGTAGCAACTTTGCCAGCCGTGGCATCTGTCGTTGTACAGGTGAGGGTACTCTTTACCGTAGTGCTGCCAAGTTCACGGATACGGAGACGCACAGTAGCGCCCGTCAAATTGATGGGTGCCCATGTAGCATCGTTGTTTGGGTCTAGGGTCGTTCCTGTTGCCGCTGTATTGCTGTCTTTCAAGGTGAAAGTCAGCTCTGGCAGGGTGTCCCCAGTGACCAAATTAAGGGTCGATGAGTATGCCATAGTAACCTCGATATATGGTCAAAGTATATTAGTAACGCTAATTCATTTCCACAAATTAAAGCTGGTTATAGATCGGGGCCAGCCGGTTTGGGAACGATTTCCAACCGTCCCGAAGCACTGTTTCCAATGTCTCGGCTGAAGGGCCTAGTAATGGAGACAACGGGCTACGGCCCCATTCGGCACTTTGGTGCATCATCGCAACCAAACTCCAGGGGCCAAGGAAACCTGACCGATCAATCAGGTTAAATGTGTATTCACCCCAGTCCATACGATCAGTTCTAAAGTAGTCTTTATCGCCATCAACTAATCCTGATCCGCTTGCCAGCCCAAACTTCACCCACTCTCGTGTCTCCATTGACAGAGCAGCTAAAGGTAAAAACGCCACTGCCGCGAGTGCAAATAAGGCTGACATCGCAGGTATCGAGCGGGTTTCCTTCTTTGTTTGCCTGACTTCTCGCATCAAGCCGCCGACAATTGTCTTGTAGAAAGACCACAAATAGCCTTTCAACTGCCAAATCAAGGCATATCTGGGGTCAGAAGCCCAAATAGGACGTTCAGCAGCATTTGGTCTCAGGATAGAACTTTCAACAAATCGGGTGACAGCTTGTCTTACGGCTTCGGCCTCGGGTGATTTCACATCCTGCTCATTATCGAAGAAGGCTTTTACCTGATCTGCCGTTACACCAAGGTCAGCCAGATACCTCTCTGACCTTTCAGTAGGATTGTAAGCGTGTTGGATCAAAAACCGTCTGCCCATTCCCGCTGCAAACTCTCGCGTAAACCGCGTAAAAAAATTGAGTCCAGTTACCTTAAACCAACGGTCTGTGAAATCTGCCGCCACTGGGTCCATATAATCTAAATCTGCCTCACTGACCCAAGCTGTTGACATTGCCTCTCCTGAAGTAACGGCTACGTCTCGGGCAAATTTGACTGCCTCGTCTCTATTCCTGAACTGATAGATCATCTCTTGTGCAGCTTGTCTAAACCCATCAAACCCTTTGAAGTTTAGTATCGGACCAGCCAATTCTGGAAAAGACGCGATAGTCGCAAAAGGTAAGATAGTTATGAACTGAAGTAGTTGACCCCAGCTATTTACCTGCCTCATTAATGGAGACAACGGGCTATTTTGATGGCCTAAGTAGGCTTGTATTATCTTTTCAGCAGACGCTCGATCTTGATCGTCGAGGTTATCTAACATTTCTGGGAGCAAGCTATTACCACTCTCATCAGTGGTCGCTTTTTGCCATTCAATACGCTTTGCGACACTTCGCATATAACCAGCAATAGCGATATCTGGCGCTTGCGTAAATTCTGCGAGTCGGTCAGCAGGTATATTTGCGGTTAACACCCGAGCCGAAAACTGTCCGGCTGCTGGATCAAGTGGGTTCTGAACCTGAATGTCTGGCCCTCCAGAAGCAACAGCATCGTTGTATGCGATGATCCTGGCGATTGCCTGCTGGATAAACGTATCGTCAAGCTCTGGGTTGAACTCTTTTATTAGAGCAGCAAACCTGTCGGATTCGGCAGAAACGTGTACTAGGTCTAACAGTCTAGGGAAATAATTCTCGATGAAACCTATCTTGTTTTTATCTGCGTAATTACGCTGGCTAGGCTCGATATATCCCGTATAGACATCTTCAAGGAACTTCCTAATTTCCAATGCCTTGCCTGTCAGCTCCGCTGTAGTTTTACTACTTGCCGCTTCTCTTAAAGCATCCTGAACAGCAGGGTCATCAATATCCCCTACCCTGTCTTCAAAGTCGTTTCGCAACCTTCTGTAGTTGGTGAAGTAACTTTTCAGAAATCCGAGCTTTCCTTTCTTTCCAGATTGCTGCGCCTGCACGTAAAACATATCAGCCAACCGAGGGCTAATACCTCTAAGGATTCCGTCGGCAGTTAAGAAAAGACTAAAGAAACCCCGGTTAGCTTTAAACCTACTGCGAATGATGCCCATGATCGCGCTGTGTGATTCTTCTAATCCGCGAGTCTGTGACAACTTCATCTGCGTAGCTTTAGTCTTTATGCGAGTCACGAGTTTCGGAACATAAATTCCAATCTCCGCGTTTCGTTCCCTGTTTGCTCGTGTCGCTATGACCGTATCAAAGTAATCACTAAATGCTGCTTCAGGGTCAGGCACATTTCGCTGGGCAACGTAACTCTTGATAGCGTTGAACAAAGTTTGCAGCCGCTTGACTAACTGGTGGAAAAACGACTCTGTTAGGTTAGTGGGCTTTTTGTTAAGGAGACGTTGCTTGTATGCTCTCGATACCTGATCAGCAAACCATTCTTCAAAAACATCGTCTTTGAAATAAGATCTTTCCAAATCTGCAAAGTATTCTGGTTCTTTGGCTCTCGCTTCCGCGTAAGCCTGAATAAGTCGAGTACGAAGCTCGTTATTATTAAATATTCGATCCGTTTCCTCTTTGTACAGCGCATGTCCCAACTCATGCGCTATTACAAGTGCTCGCTCGGCATCATTTTTGAAATCGACATCATTGATGACTATGACGTACTCATTTGTACTGTCATTCATAAGGAACCCACCAAATTTTGGGTTCATCTGACCAGCAGCATTCATCAAACTATTAGCAGTCTCTTCGCCTAGCACATTGAGGTAATCACCCAAGGCATTAGGGCCTTCCTGCTGTAACTGCTCCAACTGGCTTCGCATTAAAATAGTAACCGGCCTTGACAGCTTCATCGCTTGGGTAGCTTGTCTAACTAGACTTTGAAGAAACTTCGAGGGCTCGCCTAAAGGAAAACGAGCGCCGTACTCACGCTTCGAGGGCGTCTTTGGGCTTCGGTTCTGGTCACCGAATATAAACCGTGGTGGTACTGCGCTAACCGGCCCGTCTATCCCACCTTGAGGGCTAGGCTCTAATCGTTCTGGATCTGTCGCTGCATCGTCTTCAATAAAATCCTCACGATCCATCCGAGGATCAGCTCCAGGTTCTAATTCCCTAGTATCGGCATTCCGCTTTCTGGCAAGGTTAAATGGATTAGCCTGATTACGTAGCAGGTCAGTTATTGTGTAGTTAGTGAAATTCCCTTCCGCGTCCTTCGTTCTACCTGCAATGATTTCTTGTGTCGGGGTTGCTACGCCACTAGCTAGTTCATCTAATACTGACATCAAGTCAACTGTTCCAGTTGTCACAGTTGGTATAGCTTGAGAATCAGGAGCGCCTGTCAGCATCTCAGGATCTTGCTGAGTATCGATTGGTGATCTGTCTTGCACAGCAACGTCAGCTTCAAGGCTATAACCTTCTTGCATTAGCTCCGACAGGATAGTTGTCAAACCCGCCGCTTGGCTTCCTACTTCGTTATCGCCAGTAAAACCTTGACCGTCTCTTGTCTCATTGATTCTTCTACCAGCATTGGTCAAATCAACCAGATTAGTTCTTGTTCGTTTACCATCAGGAGTCACCAATACGACATTTGAATCTCTCGATAACTGACTTCCTCGGGCACGGCTTATTTCTGCTTCCAGAAACTCCTTTAGTGGAAGTCGCTTCGTTACCCGTACTGTCTTACCGTCGCGCTTTTCGGTCACTTGAGTAGTGAAAGACTCACCAAAGTTATATGTACTAAGTTGGTGGGAATTCTTTTCTGGGTCGAAGTTAAACTCTACAGTGAGCCCTCGCGCAGCAGCATCTAACGCTTGACGTAAGAAGCTGTCGCTCATCAAGCCATACTGGTCCTCCTCCCAATTAACATCCATCTCGCTTTCAAATTCACGCTCGAACCGAGTGCGGAGATCTTCTGTTGCACCATAGATCTTTGTCTTATCTTGCCGACCTGCATAATTCCGTTGGTCTAACAGCTCTGCGTCAAATTCAGCGTAGCCCTCTTGGTTCTGAAGGTCCGTCTCTTCTTCTGGCGTGTACTGTGACCTTCTCTCTCGAAGCGTTTGTTGAGGAGAGACAACTTCGACCTTGCCGCCATCAGGCATTAAGCCATTACCGGCCTCCATAGCGGCTGCTAACCCTGCTTCGTTAGTTACTTCTTCAGAGACAATCTGCCCATCAGCATTAGTCACTCTGACAACACGATCACCATCAGCAGGTTTGGTCGCGCTGTAGCCGAGGGTAGAAGCTAAGACTTGATCGGTAGCGCCTTCTCGGGCAACAAAGGAAACGGTGTCTGCATCTTGAGACAAGATAGTTCCGCGCCCAGGAACAAATGCAGCGAACATCTTTTTGCCATCTATTTCTACCTCTCGAACGCCTTCAGTCGCTCCTGAGAATGGCACTCTGCCTTCGACCCAAACCGCTTTCTTTGTGCTTGAGTCATCAAACATTGCTTCAATTTGAGCGGAGATTGCGGGTAGCGATTCAGCGCGGGTTAACCCACCGTCATCTGGGCCAAACTCCTGCTCATTCGCTAGATCATCAACTCGTTTACTTCGAGCTGCATCAACATAATCTCTAGCCTTACCCATAATCGACGAGGCGTCTCGGACTGTACCCGCAGCAACTCGACCAGCCCCACCCAACGTACCGCCGCCAAAAAATGAAGCGAACGCTGTTTCACCTAAACGGAGGGAAGCATCTTCACGAGTAAACTGCTCATCGAGGTCCATTCGATTAGCAACACTAATACCTTCTTGCACAAGTTCAGTGCCAGTTTGGACTAGAGCCTGACTCCCGAAACCGCGACCAAAATCGTTAGCCACTCTCCCGTAAATAGATTGTGGGTTTCCAGCAGAACGCTCTCGTGCAACTCTGGCTACCATCTTGGCAAATGCCGCTTCGCCAAAAACACCAGCTACGGCCTGGGGACCAGCGCCTAGGGCTAATGCTCGAAAAGCTTGTACAGAATCCAACTCCTGCCCAGCTTCGACAGCTTCACGGACGTTGGCTCCAGATAAAGGAATTGCCTCGCTTAAATATGCGCCGGTATAAGCGCCCTTCTTCGCTAACTCGTAGGCAGATTGGGCTACTTCTTTTTCAGCTTGCGTACCGATACCTTTTGCGGTGTTCTCGATACTATCTTTGACCAATCGCTCTGCTGCTTTACGTGATACTGCTCGCGCTGTGCCTCGACCAGCCACGGCGACAACTGCTCCAATACCAGCACTGGAAATACTAGAGATCGCGTAGGGAAGTAACTGACCAGTAGATTTGGCAACTTGGTCAACGAACCCTCCGAATGTGGGTTCCTCTAAAAACTCCTCAAAGGACTCCATCCCAGCAGATAATCGCGCAGATTGATTCTCGACTTGGTTTGCTTTTGCAATGTTATCTTTCGCTGACTCTTCATCTCCAACCAGCGTGTTACCTAGAGCTTTGAAATAGTTGAGATCCGACTCGATGCCCAGAGCGCCTGCTTTAACCCCACGCCCGAAAGTTTCGCCAACACTAGCAGGAGCCGACAACTGTTCGTCAGGAGTGGTGTAAATGTCAGAATCGGCACTTACAGGATTCCTTACGGTTGCGCTGCCTTTGGCTGCGTTGGCGTAGAACTCATCGAGAACGGACAAGGTTACGTCCCCGCTGGCATCAATTGAGCTATTCGCTCCCTAACGTCGTCGCCACCCTCATTTTTTATTTTGAGGGCTTGAGAGAGATAGTTATAAATCTGTCCACCTAGCAGTCCTGGCAGACGACTCGCTGGGACAGCTTCATCCATATACCCACCCCTCGGATCAACAATGCGGATCTCTTTAAGTACACCCTTCTCGAACACCCCCTCTAAGCGATCAAACTGAAAATCATTACCCGAAATAAATTCTTGGTCGTCCTGCCAGCCTATTGCGTCCTTCAAACCCTCCCAGACACCGCCAGCATCGGCTGAAGAGAGTGCCATTACTGTTGCGCTCAAATTAGCGTTGAAAACATCTTTCTTTCGCCTTTGAGCTTCTGGGTTAGTCTCTGATTTTAGGTCTGTCTTCGCAGCATTCATCGCACCGCCGGGCGCATACAGATTTCTAATCTTGGTCGTGTCTATTGATAAGTCACCGTCTTCATCTGTCACAGCAGAGAACAGGGCCGACCCCAGCTTGTCAGCGTACTCGTTGGTTGAACCGACTTCCTCACGTAGCTGAGTTGACCCCTGACGGAGTTCAGACATTCGGCTTGTTTCTGCGTTCATTCTTGAAGTAGTAGCGGCATCAAGTTCATTAGCAGAGTACGAGCCTATGCCAGTCTCTCTGATGTTGTTCATCTCCTGACGAAGATTTTCTCTAGCTGTTTCGTTGGGTGTGAACAATCGGACAAGGGCGTATGCCAGCATCTGATCTTCCCGGTCTAATCGAGCTAAATCAGCTACTGTTTCTACCCCTGCCTCTTTCATCGCCTGCGCGACCTGCTGAACTTCTTCAGGATCTGCCTGCACCTTACCGGCATCCACCGCAGCATCTACCTCTTCGACAGTTGCAGTTGGGCTTATCGTCGCAGCAACTTTAGGAGCAGCGGCTGTTATTGGTGATGGTTTGCCTGTCTTGTTTGCACGTAACTGCTGTTTAAGATCACGGACCTCGCCTTCAATCTTCCGACGCCTACGTTCATCTGCCGAGGACGCACCCATAAAGGAACCCCCAGCCTTATTGTTAATCGAACGAAGTTCTGCTTCTTTCTCTGAGATTTGGCGCTCTATGTCGGCAGTATCAACAGCCTTAGGTTTCGGGGCCGGTGTTGGGTCTGGTGTTTTCGCTGCTGGCTTGGGTGGAGGTGTTCCAGTTATCTCCTCAATAATCTGTGCCTCTTCCTCTGGACTAGCTGAGGCCATTGCAGATGCAAGTGCTCGTTCTGCCCCTTTACCCCCAGTCGCTCTAGCAGCCTTCAATGAAACATCAATCAGGTTTCGGTCTGCGCCGTAGACGTTAAATCGAGTTCGATCTGCTTCGGGTAACTGATTGATGACATCTTTGCGCCAATACAAGTTAGCAAGACCGGCCAATTTACCGGGATTGAAGATAGCGACAGGTGAGCTGGGGTCACTCGATCCATCTTGAGTTACGGCTCCAATCTCGCCATCGCTGTTACGAGTCTGGATAACGTAACCGCCTCCTGATACTGGCGTAATGTCTGTCGCAACAACGCCTTCATCTAGCGCATCGCTACTATTAATGATTTCCAGACTAATCTGCTTGATGCCCTGATCGTCGTTTTCGATGCCGCGAGCAAAAGCATCCTTGTCGAGTTGATAAGCGTTTTCTGAATCAATTAGCCCATTTGTCTGCAACAGGTTTAGTGCCCGAGACGCATTACCCTCTGTTTGTTCACGATCAAACTTAGCCTGTTCTCTTCTGTTTTGATCAGTAGCGATACGGCGTTGTGTCTGATAATCCGCAAACCTAGAAGCGTTTGAAGCACCTTGGAATAAACCTTGGAGTAAAGACATGGTGAGTAACCCTTATATAAACGCCAGAATCGCAGCCGCGCCTAAAGCCCCTACCGTTGAGTAAGTCTGCGCTCTGGATGCTGCGCGAGCTGATTCATAAGCCTGACGCCTTGAAGTAGCATCAGCCGCTGCTGAACCTAACTGCTGTTGTGATGAACGATTTACGCCTTGCCCAATGTTGATCAGATCAGACAGGAGTCGTGTATTAGCTTCCTTCTGTGCAATCCGTGCGTCGTTGACAGCTTGGACTGCACCAAGTGTGTTACCTCGCTGGCTGGCTCGCTGCATCTCTTGCTGCTGAACTGGCGTTAAAGTGCCTCCGTAGCGACCCATATTTCTTTGCGCTACTTGCTGAGAGAGTTGACCTGCTAACGCAGCATCCTCTCTAGCTGCATCTATTAGGCTCGTATCGTTCTGAGCTTGCTCAATGAGATCTTCCTCGAACTGCCTGTAGTTATTTACATAGTCCTGATACTCACCACGAGTGATATCTGCATAGGCTTGGTCTGGATCATCCACCCTCGGCAGGTCGTTAGTGCCGTAGGTGTTAGCTCCCGCAGCAATCCCTGTCGTGCCTAAACTGCGGGACTCATCGTTGACGATGTTATTACCCATCAACCCTACTCGACCGAACGTGCCCATAAAGGGATTTGCGTTTGGATAGATCATATTCGCATTCCTTGCGTCTGCCCCATCGCATCAAAGAAGTTAGTGATCCCCGTCTTACCCTTTTTATCTGCGTACTTATAAATTGCAGCACCACCTATCTGCCCCAAAGCACCAGTCAGTGCAGACCTTTCTTCCTGCTTGGCTCTAGCTCTATTCAATGCTTCGGACGTTGCTAACCGCGAGGCTTCAGCCATCCCAGTTTGAGCATCTGCTGCTTGACCACGAGCAACCCCCAGTACGTTGGTTCGCATCTGGTTTTGGATGTCTTTACCACTCTTGCTGGCAATCCCAAGCTGACCTGAAATAGCCTGAGACATATCTGAGCTGGCTGTAGGCACCTGAGTCGCTTGGTAGCTAGGCGCACTCAACGCCTGCATTGTGTCTGCATTCGCTCTCGCCCGAAGAACCTTCGAGGGATCTTCTTGCATCGACTGATCGCGCATTTGCTGGAGAAGCGGATCGTACCGATCTTTGAAATACTGATACTCAGCCATCGCTACCGAAGCACTAGCTCGCTCGGCGTCAGTAGGCTCGTAATCTTGTTTTTTAGGACTTGATCCCATTACACATCCCTCGTAAAGACGATGTGGTCTAGTAACCAACCATCGCTTTCTAAGTAATCAATCATCTGCCTTACCGCAGATCTCACTTCCATCTTCTGCAACCCTGCTTCCCTTGCCTTAGCCTCGAAGAAAGGGAGGTAATAAGCTGCTTTCTTTTCTCCTCGGTTTCTTGCCCAAGCAAGCCAAACCAAAAGTGTTCTGTCGTTCGTATGCTGATCGACCTCTACTGTTGTAACCACAAAACCTTCGCTGGTAATCCACAAGAGCGCCTGTCCTGACAGGCAAGCCGCGTAAACATCTTCGGCTCGGTAAGTGAGCTGGGGAGTCCCCTCTAGGATCTCCCGCACTCCCTTGGATACCCAATCCCATTCTTTGCGGATATCTGCTAGATATGGATCACCCCCTTGAGTAGCGGTTTCGTGTGAATCGGTACGGTTTATGTATTCCTCCATAAGTCACTTTCCTAGATACACGTACATCTGCCTGTCTTGCCTTACGCTCTGCGTAAACCAGACCCTCATTAAAAAGCGCCGCATAGACCTGCGCTCCAGCAAAATCTGTCCACTCCTTGCTAGGTAGTCGCAGCAATCGGAACAAGGCACCGTTAACTATGGTGTCTCGGTGATCAGACATAACGTCGTCATCACACGCAGTCGATCCATGCGTCGGCTTTAATACGGCACGTACAATCGTTGAACTGACCTTCGTCTCAGATGGGACGGGGACCATCCAGAAAGTAGTCGAGGTCTGCTTAACGAAATACTTGGGGGTGCCGTAATAGTTTGAGTCGCGCCACTTAGGTTCGCGCTGCTCCAGCAACGCAGTAGTGATCGCTTCGATCTCGTTCCCTTCGTGTGTCACCCACAGAATCTTGCAGACCGTTGTCTGCGAGGGGGCTTCGAGGTCGTACTCGTAAATGTTTGCAACTGTAGTTACTGGGTCGAGTTCCTGCTGATAGACCTCGGTCTTGTCGCACAACTCAATAACCGCAGAACGAATGCTGTTCTCGATTAAAGTGTCGGGACAACCAGGGACCATCGGAATGATCTCAGGCAGTAACGACTCATAAGTGGTAGCCATTTAGTTACCCCACTTGTGCGCCAGTAACGTTTCCTTGCGGCCCCATGTCTGCGTTGGGGCTGGTTATGATGTCGATCTGACCTTTACCAGTAACGCTGTTAATAAACAGGTTGTAGTGAGTGCTTGCTCGCTGGGCGTTACCTGCGTATTCGGCGTCCTTGGTGTATGCACGGAAGAGTGCGTAATCTGCTACCGCGTTCGCGTAGATATCAGGGACATCCAAATTGGTGTTGTCGCCAGTCAAACCAACAGTAATCGGGTTAGATGAGTAGACAATCTCTAGGTATGCACTACCCGAAACACCGGGGTACACATAAAAGTTACGGGGGTTAGACTCATCGTAGACATAGTGCTTGACCGTGGTCCCGTGAGAAGCGTCCCCAGAAACAGTAGGGTCGTGCCAATTGGGTGTCTGTGCATCGAGTACCTCTCGGCTCACCAATCTAACTGCCCTGCCACCAGTGCCATTTGAGGCCGCTGACATATTACGAACAACGCGAAGTAACCTGTTCCCGCCTGTAGGGATTGCTTGTTTCGTACCCGTAGACAAAGTTACAGTCTCATTCTTTGCGCTGGCATCAGGCTTGAGCAGTGCTATCTCTCGCTGGGCGTCGTTCACCCACAAAACCAACTCATCAGTTACAGGCCAACGGATACCAGTGGTGTCCTGTAATGTTGTTTGGACCCTATCAATCACGCTTTGGACAGTAACTGCCATTTATCTACCCTCTATGAATTAAGAACCTGCTCCCAGGCTGCGTCTCTTTCTTCACTAGAAACTGCACGGCCCATGAGCTTGTTCACTACCTGCGCTTTAGGAGCGCCATCGGCTTTAAAATTTTCTGGATCACCGTCTTCGATTAGCCCTTCCAGACAATCGATCAAGTCTTGATCCGTTAGTTGTATTTCAATCTCTTCAACAACTTCGGGTTCGTCTTCGACTACTACCTCAGTTTGTATCGGGGCATCCCCGACCTGCTTGGCTCCCATCTGAATAGCAAGGAGACCAATCTCATCTGCGACTTCTCTTTCAACTCCTGGTTGAAACAAAACGGCAGTACCGCCCATCGTGGTTACACGGACCTCTTTGTCTGTGATTACTTTCATCAATAACCCTTACTTAGTTTTAGTGGTGTACTTCTTGCCGTTCCAAGTAAAGGTCTTATACCCCTTACCTTTCGCCTCTTTGAAAGCTGAACGGAACGACTTGGCAGCGGCTGACTTCTTCTTATAAACACCGTAATCACCGCCTTTAGTTTTGACAGTTTTTACTTTGTCTCTCGTCAGACTCTGCTTTCGCGCTCTTGGATTTGGGCTAGTCTTGCCGGGAGCTGCATCAACATCTCTATTGGTCTTAGTGTTAGCACTGCCCCGCTTCATTCGACCTATTGGGTTTTTGTTCGCTGGTTTTTTCCGCTTTGCTGCGAGCTTCTCTTTCTTCTCTTTCTTCTTCCTGAACATATTCCAAAGGGCCATTTCGGTATCCTCTTAAATAAAAAAGGCACCCCCCGAAGGAGGTGCCATATTTCTTACTGTGCAGTGTCTAGGGCGATTACGCCGAAGTCCTGAACAGAACCGCTTACATCGGAGTTGTACTTGGGCTTGCGTAAGCCGAAGATCTTGCCGATTGAGATACCCTGCTGGTTCCCATAGTCGAAAGTGTCTTCTACAACTTCAGGCAGGCCGATATCAGCCATTGCCAGGGCTTGTGCTCCGCAGAACAGGGCTCGCGCTCCGTTTACATCTGCATCTGCTCCCCACTTATAACCGGCAGCGCCAGCGTTAGAAGAAGTACCAGCAGTAGCACCACTAGTGTTGAAGACATGACGGAACTCATGAACCATGATCCCATCGACCATGAGGCTTGAAGAACCAGCGAATAACTGGTTGCTGGGGCCTCGGATGCCAGCGTTTCGGACGTTCGCCAAGAAGTCGCTATCGAGCTTCAGAGCTTTCATCTGCTGGGGAGTTACGAAGAGGTGGAATACCTCGTCGCCACCTTGACCTCGGATACCACGGAGGTAGTTATCCTTGGCGTAGGCTTTCAGGTTCACGATACACTCGTAGCTCATGCTGTCAGCAGCAACTACCGCAGTAGTGTCGCCAGCAACCAAGCCGTTCGTTGCATCCCAACGTCGATGACGATCACCAGTCGGGGCGCTAACGTCTGAAGCGAACTCAAGATCGGCCAACTCAAGACCCGTCGTAGATGACGTAGTACGGAGAGCACCGTTGTTCTTGTGAGTGTATGCAACACCAGAGAGAGTCAAGAATGCTAACTGGTCCATACGATCAGCCATTGCATAAGCAAGTGCGTCACGAGAAGTTTCACGGAAGTTAACAACTGACTTCTGATCGGCCAATCGACCTGCGATTCGGTTTGCGAATCGAAGCTGATCCAGCTCAATCGTGATGTCATAGGCGCGTAACGCTTCTTCGTTACCTTCCAAAGTGTTGTCGCCCGTTACACCATCTCCAGTCATGTCAGCCAAAAGCGTGATTACCGCCTTGGTGCCTTTGTCGGATTTGGTGAGTTCAGTTACGCGCTGAACCATAGCGTTTTGACCAGTTCCCGCGAACTGGTTTACGAATGACAAATTACGTGCCACCCGCCAGAAGTCCCTGCTCCATGCAGTAAGCTGATTGGAAGTCAAGGACGCAAAGTTAGTAAGAGCCATCGAGGGCCTCCTTATATGCGTTCTAATTTTCTAGTTCAGCCGACTTATACATTAGCTTTGCTAATATATTTGGAGCGGCTAATCCGTAGCTTCGTGTCGTGAAGCAACGTATTAGCGTGTTGTTAACGAGGGACGACCCCGGCAGGTTTTACGCCTTTGCAGGCGAGGTAAGTACGTTTTTTACGGCTACGGGCCGACCAGTTATCGTACTGATAGACGAAGGTACAAATATATTACTAACACTAATACTAATTCGCAACCCTCTCAGCGAGCTGCGAATTCCATAGGTCAAACAGGGATTCGATCTTCTGCGCTTGGGTCTCGCTATGACCGTTTACTTTGTTGATTTCAATTTGCAGCTCGTTGATTCGATCCCGGTATTCCTCGAAGTCATCCTGCCTTCTTTCGAGCGCAGCGATATTCGCGTTCTGTATAAGATCATCAGGTAAGGCTCCTCTTTCGCCGAGCGGCCACTCCCTCACGAACGCAGCGTTCTCACGGATCGTCATGTCTTGGATCGACTGTCCATGTTCTAGGGTTGTCAGTCTGGAATTGAGTTCGCTGTAGCCAAGCACCGCTACGGCTGTCGCAACAACTAACGCAATTAGGTTTCTAAGTGGGATGGTTACACTTGTGTCTTCGGATAATTCAACCATGTCACTTACCTATAGCGTGATGTTTTCTTAGCGATCCTCCTGGGTTGCTTACTGAACTGTTTGCCTTTCTTGATATCAGCGCGTTTTTTTCTACTTGTCGCTGCGTACTCTTTCTTACTTAACGCTTCTCGGGCCTTCTTGGGTAAGTACCGTTCACCCGTAGCTTTCGATCCCTGAGTGCTGTTCTTACCAGACTTAGTACCCCACTTCTCTTTCGTCCACTTACTCAAGGACTTCTGAGCTTTGGTCTTAGCCCCGGTGTATCCACCACCCGATTTTTTGTAACGCTGTGTTGCGAGCTGTGCCTTCCTAGCACTCCACTGCCCCGGCTTACCGCCTTTCGATCCTGCTTTTACACTTGCAACGATGCGTTTCCATTTCGCCTCGTCAGTTCGTGCCATTAGTAGCCTCTACGTGGCTTTCGCTTGGAAGTTGGTTTTGCTTTGAGTCTGCACTTCCCTTCCCGCTTACAAAGTTGCTTGGTCTTACAAGATGCACATGGCTTAAACATAACTAGCTCCCTTTCTTCCACTTCGTAGATTTGGACTTGGTTTTCGACGGGCTCCATTTCACACGGTCAGCCCACCAAGCCGCAGACATTTTTCCTTTGGCTATGTTCTTCGAGTGGCGGCTTTTGAACGCCTTACGTTGACCTACCGTTTGGTTAGTCTTGACGCCCTGCTGACCGAACCGGATGGTCTTCACCTTGTCACCCTCTTTAGCCACAACAATGTGTGACTTCTTAGGGTGACTCGGTGTTCGCTTAGGCTTGTTGTATCCGCTCACTCCAGCCCGTTTCAGGCGGGGATCTCTCTCTTTCGGCATATCACATACCTATTGCACATCGCCCCGTAGCCGCTTCAGTGTGGCTTCTGGTAGCGCGTTGAATTCCTCTTCCGTCATGGTTGAAAGGTCGAGTGGTTTTTCGCCGCGATTAGCCGAACTTTCTCCGGGTAATTCGGGTGGTTGAGCTTCCGCAGCCTTCAATTTCTTGCTGACTTCGGCTCTTTTCTTCGCAACTTCGTCTACAGCCTTCGCTTTAGGGGCTTGGGGTGCGTCCAAAGTGCTAGGAGCTTCCAATCCGTGCGATTTGATGGCGAAATTTGCAGCTTTTGACAGTGCATCAACCGCTTCAAAGCCTTGAACTATGAACGCATCGCGCAATTCGATGACTTCTTGCGTGATTTCAGCGTTGTAGTCGGCAGAATTCTGGTCAAACACCGGGAAATTCGCCTCCAACTCGTTCGCAGCCTGCTGCAAAGCAGTGGCTTGAGCGTTTGCAGACACTTTTTGCGTCATTTCTTGCCGCATTTCGTAAGTCAACTGCTCACGTTCGGCTTTTCGCATCTCTTGACGCAACGAAGCAGCCTTCTGGGACTCACCGTCTAGGAGCAACTGTTGGTATTCGACCTCTTTTGCGTCGAAATCGTAGGCTTCAGGCGCATTTTCGGCAGGTTCCTGCTGCGCTTTCATCTCATCGAGCTGCTTTTGCAGTGCTTTTTGCTTCGCCAACACCTCATCCAGCCGTGATTTGGGCACCATCGGCTTTTTAGGCGCTTCTTGTGGCTCTTCCTCTACCTCTGCAACGGCCTCTTCTACTTCTTCAGGTTCTTCAACCTCTGCTTCATCCGTTGTCTCAGCTTCAGGTTCTTCAACTGCTGGCTCGGGGTCTGCATCGACCTCTTCTTCCACAACGGTGTCTTGGGTTTCTTCGGCCACATCCTCTTCAGGCTCCTCTTCTTCGATCACATTCCCGTCGTCATCGATACCAAAGTTGAGGTCAATGTTCTCCCCCTCTTCAATAGGGTCGCCTCCGGGCATTGTGTCGTACATGATTTTGTTTTCTTCTTGAGTCTCAGCCATCTCATTGGCCTCCTGTCGTGGGTCTGTTTGCAGTCTGCATAGCAGTAGCGGCTATTCTTGCTGCGGCTTGGGTTTGCTGTTGCTCCGACCTCATCTGGTTTGTCATAGAAGACAATTCTCGACGTAGGTTGAGTTCTTCCATCTTCATCTGGAGCTTGGATTGAAGTTCTTGCAGTCTCAGATTCGGCTGAACATCGGCCACATCCTGTACCTTGGCGATGTTGATCGCTGCTTCTGACTGAATCTTCTGGACTTCGGCTTCGAGCTTGGCAATTTCAAGCTGCAACTGCTGCATAGCCATCTGCTGCTGCATTGCCGCGATCTCCATCTGCTCTGGAGTACGCTCGACACCTGTGATCATGCGGATACGTTTGGCAAGCTCACCCTTCTTAGCTAGGTGGCTGTACTCGATAATGGCGTCATCAGGAATAGCAACACCAGCATTACGCAAATTAAGAGCTTCCGCGAATTGAACTTCATCGAAGCTGTCCCTAGCTGGAGCGGTACTAACCACAACGTCGTACTCACCCAGCGTTAAGTCGTTGATGATGGTTCCCTCTGGCGTCATCTCGTTGATGATCATTGGCTCTCTAGGCTTCAGAGGGTCACTGTCGTTTGTCACCTGAATCACACGCTGTTCGGTGTAGAAGGTCTGCAACAGGTTTAGGATCTTTTCGGCTAGGTACTGGCGGGTCTTACGCAGATTGTCGAGCGGCACTTGGATCATGATCGCGCCACGGTTCTGCTTCGCTTGGATAGCTACGCCCGACACCTCTGCACTGTCAGAGCCGAGCATCGAGTCGTTGATCCCCGATATGGCCTTTATGTTTACGGCAGCTTTCTGGGAAATACGGTCTAGGCCCGTTGGTATCTGGTTAGGTTGAATCTTGACCGGCGGGTTTGTACCCCGCGCATATTCAACAACCAACCCTGTCTCTGCCCCATGCTCTTCGAGGTCATCGACTGTCATGCCCACCAGCGAGCCACTCTCAACCATCCAACCGCTGTTAGCAGTGGTGTTGACAATGTGCAGCTCTTGGCTGGCGATCTTGTTGAGCTGTTCCTGCGGCGATAGCAGGTTACGAACCATCCCGAATGGGCGACCCCGCCTGAAGTACGCAAAGTAAGGAACGACAGTAAAGTCGTTGTATGGCGACCAGTCATCGAACAAGACCACCTTGTCGCAAGTAACGGTCCAACGGACTTTGCGCTTGGTCTTAGTAATAATGCTTAGGCCGTACTCTTTAGCGAACTTCTTCGCCTTACGGTCACTCCAAGCTTCAGGAACTTCCCGCTGATCACCCGTATTAGGGTCAACAAAACAATCTATGCGAGTGATGCGCTTATGCTGG